CAGATTACGCAGCACCACAAAATGACCCTTGGTATTATTCATTATTTGATAATAATGGTGGTGGTTCATATAGTGGTTCATCTTTTTACGGTATTGTTGATGGTATAGAAGAAATATCCGTCACTTCAAATTGTTCAACTCTCTATGAGTTTACAGTTGGTGGATATGTTTCATTATTGGATGGACTCACAGGTGGAACAGGATATTCCAATGGTACTGGTATTGCAACAACAACCGATGGTGATGGAGCTGGTTTAACGGTTAACATATCTGTTGGTTCGGGTGTTATAACTAATGTAACCATTAATACACCTGGTACCGGATATCAAATTGGTGATATAATTTTTATTTCTGGAGGTAATAATGGTAAAATTCTTGTTGATGATATAGACCCAACTACAATTGGTAGTATTAATTATAATACCAACACAATAAATGTTGTAGTACCTGTTGGGACTAATTTATCAAAAATAGTTTGTGGGTTCGATACTTGTGTACCAAATGGAAATGTGTCAATTGGTACTACGGGTCAAACAAGTGGAGAAACCGTTAATAATTTTTCAAATGGAAGTCTAACATATCAATTATTATCTGAAGATGGGAATAACCCAACAAATTGGGTTGTTACTGTTATGTATGAATCAGTTTGTAATCCGGTTATTGTTGGTAACATAGGAGTACCTGATGAGGGAGAAAATGTAACTTGTTATGCTGGTGTTGTCGCGGGTACAATATATATTTATTCAGGAACAGCTTACACCGATTTTGATGATTTAGTTATTGCAACTCTTCGTTCAAGAGGATTAGCAACTTATGGTAGTGATAACGGAGCTGTTTATGAAGTGTCAGGTTTAACAGATGTTTCAATGGATTGTACTTCCGCATATTCAGGTGTAACTAAAAACCCGTATTCAACATTTGGTTTAAATGTAACGAATAAAGATGGTGAGTCATATTTCTTTGAGACTTCATTACAAAATTCGGATTCTAAATATATTAGTAAAGTTTTTGGTTCATCTAATTTTGCAAAACCAAGAATAACAGTTCCATTATTTGTGGAAGAAAGATATCAATCTTTATTAAATTATGGATATAGAAAAGGATTTATTAGAGGTTTAAATTGTGAATTAACATCTTTACCAAACGCTAGACAGGGTGTTGACCCAACATCAATTGCTTGGTACTTAGAAAAATATCAATCACCTACATCTCCATGGGTTGTTTCTGAATTAAGAGGTAATAAAGTTTATAACTTATTTAAATTCACAACAATTGCTGATGGTGAGGCTGCTAACACAGAGGTTAAAATATCGATAGCAAACATTTCATTTAATAATGGGACTTTTGATGTATTAGTTAGAGATTTTTATGATTCAGATAGTGCTCCTGTTGTTCTTGAAAAATTTACAAATTGTAATATGAATATGAACGACAATTCATTCATTGCTAAGAAAATTGGTACTATGGATGGTGAGTACGAACTGAATTCAAAATATGTTATGATTGAGATTAATGAGGATGCACCTATGGATGCTCTTCCTTGTGGATTTTTAGGGTTTAATTCTAGAGATTACGCTGGTGTTAAATCACCATTCCCAATCATAAAAACTAAATATGATTATCCTGGTGAGGTTGTTTATAACCCTCCATTTGGTTTAGCGTCAGGCGCTGATGATTCAACTAGAAGTGGTGGTGATAATGTTAGAAGAACTTATCTTGGTATATCAGATAGTATTGGTATTGATGCTGATTTCTTCGGTTATAAAGGTAAACAACTTCCTTTAGATGTTTGTAATGACACAACAGGTGATGAGTGGTCAACTAGAACTAAAGGTTTCCATATGGATAAAGACGCTAATAGTATCTTAATCCCTAATACTTTTGCTACAAGTGGTACACCAGCATTTTATGTTGGAGACGCAACATTCACAAAAGACCCTGATAACGAATCAAGTCCTTACTATAGACTATATTCTCGTAAATTCAGTTTCCTTGTTCAAGGAGGTTTTGACGGGTGGGATATCTATAGAGAACGCAGAACAAATGGTGACACATTTGTATTAGGTAAAACTGGTTACTTAAACGGTTCTTGTCCTTCTATTAAATATCCTACAGCAAAAGGTTGGGGAGCATTTAAACAAATCACAGTTGGGGACAACAGTCAAGATTATGGTAACACTGATTATTACGCATATAAATTAGGACAAATGACTTTTTCTAATCCTGAGGCTGTTAACATCAATGTTTTTGTAACACCTGGTATTGATTATCTTAACAATTCAAATTTAGTTGAAAGTGCTATTGATATGATAGAGAACGATAGAGCGGATTCGTTATATATTTGTACAACACCTGATTACAATATGTTTGTACCTTCTACCGGAGACCAATTAGATTTAATCTATCCTCAAGAAGCTGTGGATAATTTAGACCAAATTGGTGTAGATTCTAATTACACGGCAACTTACTATCCTTGGGTATTAACAAGAGATAGTGTTAACAATACTCAAATCTACTTACCGGCAACGGCTGAGGTTACGAGAAATTTAGCATTAACTGATAACATTGCTTTCCCTTGGTTCGCTGCGGCGGGTTACACAAGAGGTATTGTAAATGCGGTTAAAGCGAGACGTAAACTAACCCAAGAAGATAGAGACACACTTTATCAAGGTCGTATTAACCCAATTGCTACTTTCTCTGATGTTGGTACTGTAATTTGGGGTAATAAAACTCTTCAAATTAGACAATCTGCTTTAGACAGAATCAATGTTAGAAGATTATTACTTCAAGCTCGTAAATTGATTTCTGCGGTATCTGTAAGACTATTGTTTGAACAAAACGATGCTAAAGTAAGACAAGACTTCTTGGACGCTGTTAATCCTATTTTGGACGCTATCAGAAGAGATAGAGGTTTATATGATTTCCGTGTAACAGTATCGTCAGACGCTGCTGATTTAGACAGAAATCAAATGACTGGTAAGATTTATATCAAACCAACTAAATCATTAGAATTTATAGATATCACATTCTATATTACTCCAACCGGAGCTTCTTTTGAGAATATATAATTAAAATTGTTATGACTGACCGGTGAATTCCGGTCGGTTGTAATATAGCCATACAAAAACATATGTTAAAAAATAGAAAATTAATAGAAGGTATTGATGAAACAGGAGCCCCTGATGAAAAATACTACGCATTTGATTGGGACGACAATATCGTATCTATGCCAACTAAAATCATATTAAAAGATGAAGACGGTGATGAGGTAGGTATGTCAACTGAAGATTTTGCTGAATATAGAGAACAAATTGGTAAAGAACCATTTGATTATGATGAACATAAAATTGTTGGATTTGCTGATGAACCGTTTAGATATTTTGGTATAAAAGGAGATAAACAATTTATTGTTGATGCTATGTTAGCTAAACCAGGCCCAGCTTGGCCTGATTTTGCAGAAGCAATTAACAACGGGTCAATTTTTTCAATCGTGACTGCTAGAGGACATACTCCGTCAGTTCTAAAAGAGGGTTGTTATAACTATATTGTTTCTAATTTTAATGGGATTGATTCTGAAGAATTAATAAAAAATTTAGAGAAATATAGAGACTTGGCTGATGAAGAAGAAATCTCTAAAAGTGAGATGATTAGGGAATATTTAAATTTATGTAAATTTTACCCGGTGACTTTTGGTGAGGGTTCTGCAGTCAACCCAGAAGAAGGTAAAATTAAGGCATTAAAAGAATTTGTAGAATATGTTAAAAAAGTTTCTAATCATATCCAGAAAAAAGCATTTTTAAAAAATAAGATAAGTAATTATTTTATACCTAAAGTAGGATTTTCAGATGATGATGTAAAAAATGTTGATGTAGTAAAAAAACATTTTGAAAAAGAACCAGAAAACATAATTAAAACATATTCAACAGCAGGAGGAATAAAAAAAGAATATTAAATAAAAAAACTAGTAATAAAAATCTAGTTAGTTATGCTTAATTATAATTTTTAAAGTTTTAAAAGTAAATAGAAAAAATTTTAATTGAGGATATTTATAAGAATAACAATAAAATAAAATAAAATTAAAAACAATTTAAAATGGCTGATTTATTAATGAAAATGCCCATACCGTATGAACCTAAAAGACAGAATAGGTTTATTGTTCGTTTTCCATCTTCTTTGGGAATTAATGAATGGTTTGTTGAAACCGCGGCTAGACCACATATTACAATTAACGCAACAGAAATTCCTTTTCTAAATACTTCAACATATGTTGCTGGTAGATTTACTTGGGGAACAATTAATGTTAAGTTTAGAGACCCAATTGGACCTTCAGCGTCTCAAGCTCTTATGGAGTGGGTTAGATTATGTGCTGAATCTGTAACAGGTAGAATGGGATATGCTGCCGGATATAAGAAAAACATTGACCTTGAGATGTTAGACCCAACAGGTGTTGTTGTGGAAAAATGGATTTTAGAGGGTTCTTTCTTAAGTGATGTTAACTTTGATTCATTAGGATATTCAATGGACGCTCTTGCATCTATTACGGCAACAATTCGTATGGACCGTTGTATATTAGTTTACTAATTTTCAAAATATCTATATAATTAAAATGTAAATCCATATGTCGTATAAATGATGTATGGATTTTATTTTTTAAAATATTTAATGTTTATTAAAAAAAGATGTTAACTATAATTATATATAAACAATAAGTTATATGGAACAAGATTTAATTAACGCAGCGACTGAAAATTTTTCATTACCACACGACATAGTAATGTTACCTTCTGGAGGAATATTTTACAAATCAAAAAAGAAATCTATCAAAGTTGGTTATTTAACCGCTAATGATGAGAATTTTTTAATGGGGGCGTCTCAAAATAATAGTAATATTATTATGACTTTATTACGAAATAAAATTTATGAGCACGATTTAAAACCTGAAGAGTTATTGGATGGTGATGTTGAGGCTATTTTAATTTTCTTAAGAAATACATCATTTGGTCCTGAATATAATGTAAATTTAGTTGACCCAAAGACATCTAAACAATTCCCATATACAGTAATTCTTGATGAATTAAATATTAAGAAAACTAGTGTCCAACCAGATGAAAATGGGTTGTTTACTACAAAACTACCTAAAACGGGTCATACTGTAAAATTAAAACCTTTATCTTACGGAGACATTCTTAATCTCTCAACATTAGAGGAGTCTTACCCAGTGGGTAGAACAGCTCCTATTGTTACTTGGAGATTAGCTAAACAAATTGTGGAAATTGACGGTAATTCAAATTCGGGTGATATTTCATTATTTGTTGATTCATTACCAATTATGGATTCAAAATATGTTCGTAATTTTATTAAAGAAAATCAACCATCATTAGACTTAAAACAAACAGTAAAAGCCCCTTCAGGAGACTTGGTAACTTTCGAGATTACC